TTTATCTGTTGTGAATCTGTGACTTGTTGTTCAACCACATATGCTTGTATTGGTGCATCTTGTGTGAATGCAGTGTTGAATTGCTCTGTGATTGATGGAAGACCAGACAAATCAACAAGTGATTCCATATCTGTTGACTGACCACCTTGTCCACCACCACTTGGAAGTGAACCACCAGACGGTGCTTGAACATTTGCTGGTTTTTCAGTTTTAACTGCCATAATATTTTTTACACTTGCAAGACCAGAAGCCAAAGTGATACCAGCTTGAATATAAGAAAACGGTGGTGGTAATTTTAATGCTTCAGTCACACCAGTATAAGTGTTGATTGTTGCAGTTGATACACCAGCCACTTTTGAAGCAACTGAACCTTCTGCAAATAAGTCACCAGCCATCTGAATTGTGTCAGACAACATTTTGATTTCTTGTTTTTGTGCGTCTGCTTTTGCTTTTGCTAATTCTTCAGCACTCTTTAAGTCTTCTTCTGCAAACTTATCATTTGATTGTTGAACCAGGTCATTATATTGGTCTGTAATCAACACCATTTCTTCACCTGAAATTCTTGCCAATTCAAGTTTAGCTTCATAGTCTTGTTTAAGTGCAAGAAGTTCTTGTTCTCTTTCACCCATTGTTGCAAGTGCAACTTCATTTTTCACATCAAGCAATTCTTTTTCAAGTGATGCTTCATTTGTAAGTTGTTCAGACTTCTGACCAGCAATTCTTTCTTGAAGTTCAAGTTGTGCAAGTTCAGCTTCAGCAAGTTTCTTTTTTAATTCAACAGATGTTTCATTTGTTGAAAGTTCAAGTTTTGCAATTCGCACCTTTTCATCAACAACTTCTTTTTCTTTTGCAGTTTGTTCTTCAAGAATTCTTCCAAGTTCATTGTTTGCATTTATTCTTTCTTCAAGTGTTTTTCTTGTGTCATCTCTGATTTGTCTTTGATTCTCTGCAAACAATTGACTTTGTAATTGTTGACTTGCTCTTTCTATTTCAAGAAGTTCTTCATTCTTCTTTGCATCTGCAAGTGCTTTTCCAGTAGCAAGTGCTGATTCAACTGAAATCTTTTCAATGCCTTCTGTTGCAGTTTCTGTTGCTATGGTCACAATGCTTCCAACTTCTGTGACTGCTTCAGCAAAATTCGTTGCAATCTGTGTTCCAGCATCAACCACATCTTCAACAACTTCAGTCAAGTTTTGTTTAGTTTCTGAAATCTTTTCATTTAGTTGTGCAATTGTTTCAGGATCGCCATCACCAAAGAATGAATTTTCCCAAGCCAATTGACCTTCTTGTACTGCAAGTGTAATTCCAAAAAAAGCAAGTTTTAATGGTGTTATTGCAATAGTCATCAATCCACCTATAACTTTTTGAAGACCTTCAAATCCTTCACTTGATTTACTTACTGCATCGAACACATCTGTCACAACACTTGTGACTTGATTGAACAACACTCCAAGTGTTTCTGTGGCAATAGCAACACCATCAATGACCGTTTGGTTCTGCATCAATATTTCCTTCAAGAACTTGAATGCTTCCATGACCAATCCAATTCCAAGAGCTTTCATTGCAAGACCAACACCCTTGAATCCTTTTCCGATTTTCTTCAATGCACCTTCTGTTCCTTTTCCAGTCTTCTTGATGTCTTCAAGACTTTCATTTGTTTCACTAAGTGAATCCTTGACTGATTCTAAGTCTTTGGAAATCTTTGAAACATTTGTTTTGAACTCTATGTCAACAACTATTTTTTCAGCCATGGAAATAATTTCTTAAGTTGATTCATTCTTTCTTTGTCTTTTTGTACTTGCTTTTCATACCATGACAAACACTTGTTGTTTTTATACAAGTCATTTGGCAATGATTGAATCACTTCTGGAATGATGTACATTGCACCAGACCAATATTCAAATATTGGATTGAAGTTCAAGACCTTAAAATCTTTGAAACTTTTTGGTATTGCTTTTTGAACATTTAGTTCAACTATTGTTTTTATGTGTTCCATTTTGATTTTAAATAATTCATTACTTGCTTAATATCATCAGTGCTTAATTTAGAATTGTATGCAATCACTTCATAAATTTTTCCAGAATAAGGTGAACCAATAAAACCACGAAACTCTGTACCACCCAAACAATAGAAATTTGTTGAAGATGTAGTTGCTGAAGTATTTGTGTCTTGATTGTCTTCTTGGTCAATTATCAAATTCTGTGTTCCATTTCTTTGTCCAACAATAGCTTGTCTTTGTGTTACTGGAATATTGTTCACATTACAACTGAAGTCATTTCCACCATTTTTGAATGCAACAGAATCAGCACCACCACCACCATAATTTGTTGCATTGATATTAATTCCATTTCTTTGTGTTGTAAATTGTGCAGTTCCACAAATCAGTTCACCATTTGACTTTGCAGTTGTTTCATCTGCTTCAAAAACAACAAAGACCGTGTTGTCATTATTTGATATGTCTTGAAGTGCAGTTGCTGAATTTCTCATCTGATGTTTAACACCATCAAAACTCACATATGGAATTGGAATTGTTGTTTCAACACCATATTGTGGAAATTCATTTGCAAATACATATTGAAGATTGTGACTATTTCCAGACAAGTCATTCCAAGTTTGTACATCTGTTGTGCTTGTTCCATCAAAAACAATTGATGAATAGTCAGAAGCATCAAGCCATAAAAGACAACCACTTATGTCTATTGGTCTGAATACTGGAACATTGATTGTTCTGTCTAAGTTCTGAAGACCTACAAGTGTATAATTGAAATCAATTGTCCAATCAACAATGTCAAGTGATGTACCAATTGTTGAAAGATTAAAATAAAAAGTTCCATCATTTATGATATAACCATCATTGTAAGTTTCTGAATATGCTGAAGTAACACCAAAACCATAGTTTGTGAAAGCTGATGATTCTTTTGTCAAATCATATCCTTGTTTTAATACACTTACACTATTTGAATTGTTAGTGTTTTGAATTAAACCACTTATTTTTCTGAATGAATATTCTTGACTTCTGTTTGCAAGTGTTCCACGTTCGTGACCAACAATATTTATTTCAAATGAAATGATTGATGGATATTGCATTCGTATTCCATTCAAAGCAACTTCCCTTGTGTAACCCATTTCACTTATGTCAAATTCACCATTGATTCCAATTGTGATTGCCTTTTGTCCATCTGTAAATGCATTCAAAACAAATTGTCCAGAACCACTTCTTCCTGGTTGATTGTATGTTCTATCTGCACCACCAGACAAGAAGATTTCATCACTACCAAGTGCAACACCAAAGTCACCAATCATTTGATTGTTCTTCATTGACTTAGTTGCATATATATCAAACTTAGTTGCACCAATAAAACCCAAATGATTAAATGATGATGGATTCAGTAAATTTGAATCACCATTGATGTGTGAATTTTGTGCTTTGTTTCCAGTTTTGTTTTGATTTCCGTAAATGTCATTAAAGTTCGAACCGTGTTCAATCAAGTTGCTATTTCCAACAATTGATGAAAAACTTGTTGCAGTATTATTGTTTCCAATTATATCATTGAATATTCCAACAACACCATTGTTCCCACCCTTGTTTGAAGAAGTTCCATCTTGTGGTTCTGGCATTGGGCTTGATGGATCATTTAGTGAATGACCTATTTGATAGCAATTTGAATTTACATAAGTGTATCCATATGCTTCGCAACATTCTTGTGAAACTGATGCTGGTGTTCCAGTTGAAGTGTTTGCGAAATTAACAAGACCACTTGAGCTTATGAATGATGGTGAAACAAAGCATTCAACACCATTTGTTATTAAATTAGTTGCTTCAACTTTTATCAATTCAACCTTGCAAGAACCTTGACCGACCAAAGGATAGTTGCTGATTTTATTAATTCTAAAATATTCGTTTTTAACAAATACAATATCATTGAAGTTCATTGTCATTATATCTGTTGCATTAAGAACAAAATTTGCTGACAACATTCTTGCATCCCTTGAATAAGTTTCTTCAAGAAAACTTTTCCAATATACTTTGTATGCACCATTCAATGGTGTTGGATAATTTAATTGACCAGTATTTTCACCAGCAAATGACAACACTTCTGTTGTAGGTGTGACAAGTGCATCTTTAAAATTTGAAAATATTGGTATTGTCTGAACCGTTTGTGGACCAGTTGAACCTTGGTCTGAAACCAAAAAACTGATTGATAAATTGCTCAATAAACCATTGAAGAAAGAAAGTTTGATTCCTTCATAAGTGCCACCATCACCATCATGACAAATACATCCAAGTGCGTTTGTGTATCCATCTATTGTTGGAATGTATGTTGAAATAGTTGGTTTGAATATTGTGCTTATTTCATCCTTTGATTTACCAAAGTCATTTGAAGTGTTGTCAACATATTGTGAACCATATCTTCTTCCAGCAGAAATTTCAAAGTTTGCATTCATAAAGTCTTCAGATTGTGCATCTGTAAACAACAATGATTTTGCTTGCAAATCTGTTGTTGGTTTAAGCTGAATGTCTTTTGATGTGTCAAGTTTATCTGTCCAATCAAGATTTCCACCATCTTTTATCCAATCAACATATGGTTGAATATATAGGTGTGTTGGTTGAAGTTCATCTGGAATGATAACCAGGTTGAATTTCTTTGCAAGTGAAGTCACAAAATCAATTGCTTTGACTTTTGCTAAATTCCTTGATGCATCAAAATTAAGTACATTCACTGCTTCTGTGACAAACCATCCACTTCCAGCCCAATATCCACTATTATTTGCAAGGAATGTGAAGTATGATGGTTCTTCAATTGTCCAAGTTGGAACAACTGCTGATGGATCTGTGGCAGTCACAACAATTCTCCATTCATATTCCTTTGTATAATCCAAAGGTGTAACACCCAGATTGACAGAAATTTGTTTTGTCAAGTCAACATTGTTCCAGTTTTCTTGTTGCCAAATACCAGTTGATTCATCATCTGTGACATTCCACAAATGAACTTGAAAAGTTGTGTTTGTACTATTGTTTCCAGTTGTTGAAAGCACCACTAATATTTCACCACCTGTTGCAATCCAAAGATTTTGTGGTTGATATATACCAGTTGTTGGATTGTAATCACCAGCAGTGTTTGTGTCATATTCATTTGCACCAACTTGAAAGTTCAATGTCTGTATTGAACCAAGTGATGGTGTGAATGTAGTACCACCAACTTCAGAAGCATATACATTGAAGAAGTCTGCATTTGTATCTGTTTCAACATACTGACCACCAGAATTCATGTCCATATACAAATCATTCATTGTTGTGTCAAGGAATGTTGATTCATATGTAAAACCACTTTGATTTAGTATTGTTTTAAATACTTTATTAACTCTTATTTGTGGTTTTAATGAAGTGATATTTATTGCAACATCTGAAATTCCATTTGTACCACTGAAAATGTTTGCACCATAGTCATAAAATGAATATATAATATCACCCCCAAAAAGATTTTCTTGTATTGAATTAACAAAGTTTTCTGTTGTCAATGGAAAATTGTATGAAGAAAAATCAAATTCAGTCAGATATTTACCAGACAAAACTTGACCAAGTGATGAAACTGAACTGAATACAACACATTCATATTCATCAACTGAATCATTTTTTGTGTACACATTTGTCAGTTGCAAATATCCATTAAAGACATCAAGTGTGTCTTGTGTGATTGTTGCATCAACTTTAGTTTTTGGATTGTAGTTTCCAAATTGTGTGACTTCAAAATAGTCATTGAAGAACAAGTTGTTTTTCGGTGTTGATGGAACACGAAAATTGAAAGTGTGATTTCCTTTGACTGACTTGAAATCTTGAATGTCTTTGAATTGAAAATTTGCAGTCAACGGTTGTGAATCTGACAAATCTAAATAAACAATCGAAGAATCATTCTGGTTTATTACTCTTATCTGTGTAGCCATTTATCCAAGTGTTGTTCTAAATTTAGGATTTGCAAATTTGAATTTCAATTCATATTGATACAAACCACGATTCTTTTCACGTTTCATTCTGAATGATGTCTTTTCAAGAATCAATGCTTTTGCATTTTCACCATCCAACAAGTGAATTTGTGGTGACATCATCATGTCTTTTATTTGTTCAATTCCAGCATCATCAAGATAATCAGTGAACATTGTTGTTGTTATTTCTGAAGAAACTGATGTTGCAGTTTTACCTTGCTTTGCATTGTTTAATGGATAAGCAGTATTGATTGTTGTTGGATCAAATGAAACAAGATTCTGAAGACTTCTTTGATTTATCAAAGGTGATGTCAAGTATTCTTTTTTGACATTTAGTTCATCAGTTCTTTCTTTGTTTAAATTGATGTATTCCCACGCACCAAATCTGTTCATATATGACAACCTTGAAACATCATATTGATTGCAATAACTAACAACATTAAAGTTGTATATTATTGACCTTTCTGCATCAGATGAATTCTTTATAATAATACTATATGATTTGATTGCAGACCTTCCACCACCAACACTATCTGGAAGTGTTCCAGTGACACCAGTATCTGATGTGTCTAATTTCTGTAAGTTTTCAAGACCAGCACCAAAATACAAATAAAAGTATTCATTGTCTGTGTTTGTTAAATATTTACCACCATTTGTAGTATTGTTTTCAATTTCTAATGTTCCCAAAATATATCCACCAGATGTATAATATTCAACTACAACTTTAAATGGTTCAGCAGTTTGATTGATTTCACAAACATTTAAAAATGCAAGTGTGTGATAATCATTCAAACCAATGTCTATGTTTGAAATAGTATCTGAACTTGAAAGATTGTAATTTGATGACAACAATTTTTTAGTTGAACCAGTTAGTTTGTAAGGTGTAAAATCAAATATTACACCATCTTCTTCTTGTCCACGACCCCAAAACATAAACACTTTGACTTCATCTGATGTTCCTTGTTTTACTGGAACACCATCTTCTGTGTCTGAATACATTTCATAGAAGTTTAATGTCATAACATTTGCAACACCCATAAATGCTTCCATACCTTGTGAATCTTCAACCAATCCAGGTGTGAAATAATTGTTTGAACCAGTACCTTGACTTGGTAATAAATGTATATTGTCATAAAATTCTTGAGTAATTCCACCAGATTTTCGAACAAGTGTTGCATTTGTGATTTGTGGTGTGACAATAGTTTGATAAATCTGTGACAAATCAAAAGTTGCATAACTACTTAAAAGTGTTTGATATGAAACTTGTTGTGTGAAAGAAATTGTTTTTGAACTTGATGCTGAAACTGCTGTATCTGTGTTGTAAGATAATTCAAGTAAAAACCTATATTTGTATTTACCAGATGCTTGTGGAAATATTGGTGTGGTTGTGTTTATATATACAACATTTGTTCCAGTGCTGATGTTGAAATTGTCATCATTCATTGTGACCGTTAAGTTGTTCGCCATCTTAATTCAATTTAATTTCTTTTATAATTTTTTGAATGAATCCGTTTGCCATTGCAACACCTACATCACCACCATTTTCTGTGACAACTCTGTCAATTGCATCTTTGAAATAGTTTCTTGCAGATAGACCTTTTGTTGCAATACTTCTTCCAAGAAGAAATGCAAGTTGTTTTTTTGCTGATTCAGTATTCTTTGAAAATTGTCCAGTTCCTAAGTCACGAAGTCTGATTGGTTTGCTTTGTATCCATCCAGCCATCACACCTTGTGGAAGATTCTTTGATTTGAATCTAAATGGTGAATTCTTTGCAGATGGTTTTGTACTTTCTGAACCCTTGACACCTTGTTCCATAAATGGTGCATAATCAACTGAAGATGTAAATTCAACATCAAATCCACTTGCAAATTGACCACCACTGGATCGCTTTTGTTTAATGCGATAACCAAGTGAAGAAGACAATGCACCAGTGTTGTTTGTAACTCTTTTCTTGCCATCAATCATTTTGGATGCACCAAGATTAATTCTTGCAAGTTTTACAACCCTTGAACCAAACTTCTGAAGTTCTTGTTTAGTAGTTGGAATCATCTATTGTTTAGCCAAATTAATGTGTTTGCAATGTCTTTGTCTGTCATCAGTTCATTTGTGTAAATATATTCTTGCAAATAGAAGTCAGATGTTTTGTCTGGTCTTGGATGTCCAATTCCAAATTCAGCATTGTCAAGTTCAAATCCACTATTTATTTCAACATTATCATTTGCACCAGAACCATAATACAATTTTAGTTTTGATTCACTGAAGTCATATCTTAGACAAAAGGTGAATGATTCTTGTCTTCTGTGTTGGTTTGAATAATCATTTCCATTTGTTGGACATATTGAAAATGGTGTCTTTGCATCTGGTGAACCAGCAGGTGTGAACAAAGTCAATTTACCATCTTCAAACACTTGAATAAAGAATCCATCATTATCATTTAGAAAGTTTCCAAAATAACAAATTGTGTTTCCAAAGTCTTCAAATGAATATCTTCCAAAGTCTTTAATTCTTACAAAGAATGTTGCAAATTCTTCTGACATTACTGGATGATTTAAACTGATAGGTGTTGTTTGTGATTGGTCAAAAAAGTGAATTGCATTTTTTTGTGGATTCCAAGTCACGTTCGAACTGCTTGTGTTCATAGTCAATGTATCATCACCACTTATTGTGTCAACTACTGGTTCAAGTGAAAACAATTTATTGTTTGTGAAAGATGCTTTGTCATGAATCTGTTCCCTTGAAAACCATGCAATTTGTGATGGTGCTGAATTTGGCAATACATAACTTTTTGCAAATTGTTTTTCTGGATTGAAATATGGAATCAAACACGCTGATGCTTCATTTGGTGTGATGACATTGAATGATGTTGTCCATCCAGAACAATTGTCTGGTTCTGTGTCAATGAACGGTTGACAGATGACTGGCAATTCCATTGAAATCAAAGTGTCTTGATTGATAAAGTATTTACCATCTGTTATTTCTTTGCATATATCTTGAAGAATCATCAAAGCATCAGACAAGCAATTTGCTTCATTTCGCATCTTGTTAGATTCAACATTGTATCTGTCAAATACAATTACATCAAAACCATACACAAGAACTTGGTCATCAATTGATGTTCCAGTTGGTGTTATATGTAAAGCTGGATATTCTGTGAATTTATCCTTGTCAAAAAAGTTGACTTCACCATAAGTGAAAGATTCAATTTGCTGGTGTTGTGATGCAATAGAATCAAAGTATTGTATTATTGCTTTGTATGTAATCATCTTCTTTTATTTTGCTTTTGTCTTGCTTCTTTTTCACGTTCAATCTGTTTGTCTGCATCAAGTGAAAGTTTTGTCAAACACATCATCAATGACAACTTTGTGATTTTATTAATCTTTAATACATCACCACCAGACAATCCATCAATCACACTAAACCAACCATAGTTTGATGCTACTGATTTTTTTCCTTTTGATTTGAAGACTGATGGAAATTGTTCAACAACTCTTTTCCTAAATTCCAAAAAAAAACTGCAATTGCATTTCCAATGTTGATTGATAACTTTTCAAAGTGCAATGAATTTTCAGAATGAACATCAAAGTCATATGGTTCAATGTCATATCTGTTTCCTTGTTCTTTGACAATTGGTCTGTAAAGAACTGACATCATCTTTGCAATGTTGTTTTCTTTTGCATAAGTTTCAACATCTACAAATTCACCCATTGTCATATCATCAAGGTTTGGATGGAATCCGAAAATGACACCATTGATGTCAATCTTGTTTATTATATCCTTATTGACTGGTTTGCTTATCAGCTTTTGCAGACTGCTTTGAATCTTCTTCAAATCCTTCAACTTCATTACTTCAACCACTTGTCCAGGTATGTTGCAAAGTGAAGATATTGTTTTCACAACAAGTTCTTTTTCTTGGTCAACATCCTTGACTGAATCAATGTAATTCACATACTTTCTGATTGATACATCTGACCAATCAGTTGGAATTGCTATTTCGAAAGTCTTTTTCATTTGTAAGTTTAAAGTTGTTTTTCTTGTATTTTCCTTTCAGAAAGCATAAATGCCATAGTTTCCTTTTACTTCATACCACATTCGCATCATCAATGCATCTGCATAATCTGGTGACCTACCAAGAAGTGCTTTGATTGTATCCTTTGGAATGATTGAAAGTTTCTGTGTGTCCTTGTCAAGTTTATCTCTTTTGATGATTTCAAGTTCTTCAATGATGGTTTGTTTGTGTCTTGTGTCTTTGATTCCTATTTTACCAGCATTGACCATTTCTGCTAATTTGAAATAGCATTGTGTTTTTAAGTTCTGAAAGTTTTCAGATTTCAATGCCTTTGATCCGTTCACAAAACCTTTGCATCCAGACAACACATCTTTGACACCACCACCAACACCATCTTCATCAACAATGATGTGTGACCTTTGGACACCATTTTGCAGTGCCATAGTTTTGATTGCTTCAATTGTATCTGTGACTGATGACTTTGCAAATGAAACAATCTGTTCAGCATTCAATCCATTCCATAAGACAAGAACGGTTTTATCTGCACCAAATCTGGCAACATCACAAGTGATATGCTTGACACCACCTTCAATTGTGTTTGTGAACATATCATGTATTGAATCATAGTCAAACAACAATGCATCATCTTCGTTGTATTCCCAATCACCCAAAAGAAGTCTTTGTCTTGATACCTTGTCAAGTTTTTCAAGTTGCTTGATGTAGTGTTCAGATATTGCAGAATTGTCAGTCACAAGTGATTGAATGAACTTTCTGTGTCCAGGCAACCTTTGTTCCTTTGATGGTTTATAGAATTCAGAATACAACCAAGTCTTTGTTGGATTGCAAGTCATTAAAGTTTTTGGAATCAAGTCAAACTTGTCCAGCTTGAAACGTATTCTTGAATTTAAGATGTTGATTGCTTTTTGACTTACTTCAGCACATTCATCAACAAATGCATCTGTGATTTCTAAACCACCAAGTGAAGTGAAGTCTGGATCGCTTGGGTACAAAAACAAATCTTTCAGATATATAATTGAACCATTGAAGAATGTGATTGTTGAATCTTGTGCATTATAGGTGAAGTCTTCATTTGGACTTAGACCACAGAAGTCTTGTGCAACTTCAAAGAATGTATTCAGTGTTGTTGCTTTAAGGTTTTTCAATTTAGACCTTCCAATCACACTTCTTGTTCCTGGATATTGAAGTCTTCTGTGTATTTGCCAAAGACAACCAGTGAATGTTTTTGAACCACCAGCACCACCACCAAACAAAACTTCTGTTGTGGTTTTATCTTCAAGGTGACTGAAGCATTCAATTTGTTTTGGAAACAATTCTATATCAATTGTTTTTGGCATCTAATGGTTTAAGATTTATCACAATAGATTTGTCAGTCACTTCAGCTTTGACATCTGTTCTTGATAATTTAGGAACAATAAATTCAGACATCTTCAGAATGATTTCCAATGCTCTCGCTGGTTCTTCAATTGCAGTTTCTGTCAACCACAACTGAAACTTGTCTTGGTTGTTTTCAATAAGCAATTGGAACGCATCTCTGATTTCTTGTGTTGTCTTGTTTGGAATACCTTTTCTACTTCCAGCAAGTTTGTTCCCTTTTTCAAATGGCATTTATTCTATGTCTTTTTGTGTGTCTTTGTCACTATCTGGTCTGATTTCTTCTGGAATAATATCAGCCATTGTAACTGATGTTTTTCCTTCATCCAACTTAGTCATCAAAGTTTGTGCAGTTTGAAGTGATTTGTCAAGTGCATATCCACGCATTAAACCTTTGACATATGATGCCACTTCTATCTGTCCAGGAAAAGTGTTTTCAGCCATTGTCATAAAGTCAATTTGACCATTTTCAAGTTTTGGATAATCTTCTGTTGATTTTGTCATTGTGTTTATCTTTGAGTAATTGTTTATATTGCTTTTTATCACCATAGTGAATGTGGCATTTTCTACAAAGTGCCATCAAATTTTCAATGTTATCTTTCAGTTTCGATCCACCAGCTTGTCTTGGTTCAATGTGATGAATGTCCACTGCTTTTTTTCCACACATTTCACAAGGTATGAATTCACCAAATTGTGCATCAAAGAAATTGACATATACCTTTGTGTGATTTTTCATTCAAGTTTGTCTTTAAGATTTTCAATCAAACGGTTCATGTATCTTAAATAGAAGATGTCAAATTCAATGTCTTTCTGCTTGTTTTGTTTCCAATAAACATAAAGAACTGCACGAAGTCTTTGTGATGGTGTTTTTCCATCTGTCTTTTCATTCTCTAATTTAAAGCCATCTAAAGCATCAAGTTCATCTTGTGATATATTATCACTTGAAAGATACATCAAGCATTCAGTCTTTCTTAAATCAAACAATTTGACTGATGATTGTGTGTTCAGTTCATATGTACCCATGACAATCTTGACCGATCCATCATGCCTTGTTGCTATTGTTTCAACACTTACTGGAAGAACTAATTGTGACATCTTTTATTTTTCATATTGTTCAACAATTTCTTTCATTTCATTCAATGCTGATTTTAAGCATGGAACACAATTGCTTGTCTTGGTATTTCCACCAATATACTTTCTTTGCATATTGTAAAGAACTTCTTTTTGATTTGGATTGATGGTTTGTTTAACTTCTTCAAGCAAATTTTTGATTGCAAGATAATCATTTTCAGTGACTTGAAGAAATTCCCACTTATTAAATGGACATTTACTGAATGAAAGTTTTGTCTTTGCATCCATAAAACAACCACAAGTTCTTTTCTTACCTACTTTTGTACCAACTACTGGTGTGCCACAAGTTCTTGATTTCTTTCTGAAGTGTCTGCAAGATTCACAAATTGCAATTCTTTTTGATGCAAGTTCTTTGTCTGCTTTAAATGGTATCATATTATCCTTAATTGTGCTTTATGCTGATTAATTCTTTTCATAGATGCTTTGTAATAGTCTTTGTCAAGTTCACAAGCAGTTAAATCGAATCCTAAATTGTGGCAAGCTATCGCTATTGAGCCAGAACCAAGATGTGTATCAAGTATTTTATCGCCCTCTTTAGCATAGTTCATTAAAAGCCACTCATATAATGCTATAGGCTTTTGACAAGGATGCCATCTTAATTCATTTTCCCAATCAATTTTATTTCCAATAACATTGCCTATTGATGTGTAATGATAAATTTTCATATTAACACCAAAACTATGTGAAGCAATATCACAATCAGACAACCCTTTAGGTGCATTTCTTTTACCACCACCTGTTTTATCGTGTATTATTCTACCAACATCATTGACATATTTATTGTAATAGTTAACACCAAAAATTATTTTATTTTTACTTACCCTATTTAATTCATTAAAATACTTTTGTTTTGGTATTTGATTGTTCCATTTTATTTCCTTGTGGTGTTTTTTACTTTTTGTGTTTCTGAAATCTCCAATTCCATAAGGTGGATCAACAATAGCCAAGTCAAAATGATTGTCTTTGTACCTTGACATTAATTCCATGTTGCATTCATTTGTGATTTTCATATCAAATCCTTTATGTTCTTTTTTACTTTGTCAATAGTGTATTGAATAGACTTGAAAGTGATTCCAGTTTCTTCAGATAATCTTCTTATTGAAAGACCAGTTTCATAATATAGTTGAAACAACTTTCTGTCATATTCATCAAATGTGTTTAAACAATCATCAATCTTTTTGTTCATCTTTTCAATGTGATGCAATTGTCCTTGTTCATCATCTGCATTTTTGTTGGCCAGGTGTTCAAGAAATGATTCATCACTTTCAATCTTCTTTCTTTTGTATTGAACCATCTTCTTGTTGAATTGTGATTTGCTTGAATAAAATTTCACCATCATAATCTTGCAAACATAGGTTTTGATTTTACCAGAATCTATGATGATAAGAAGTTTGTGTTGGTTCATTGTCATCAATTGAACAAATGTTTCTTGGACTAAATCTTCAGACAAGTCTTTGTCTTTTGTTTTGTTGATTGCAAAACCAAGATAATAGTTGAAATCTTTGTATATCCATTCAATTGGATGCCAGTTTTTCATTCTTTTATTGTGTAGTTAACATCAACTTGTGGAATAGTGCAAG